TATTCGGCGTTATTTAAATCGTCGTATCGGACTAGCTCAACTTTACGCATAGGCGCTAAACCTGGTTGCGCTGTAGCTGCGTCAAAATACGGACTAAGTTCATCAAACGGGTTAAAAATACCTGACGTATCGCTAAGCGTAAACGTCATAGTGCCAGTACCAAACTGGTCGCCCTGGTCGCGTCTGCCACGCCTAACGTTTACGCCTACGCAACCTTCTAAAACGCCTGCAAAATTAGTAGTACCGTCTAAAACATATTGCGTATTATTTAAAACGCCTTGCGGGTCTGCGTCTAAAATAAATGCATCTTGTACAAAACCTGTATCTATAAACAGTTCGTAATTACCTGAACCTACAACAGCTACCCCAGCCATTATGAAATTGCTAACTGCGAAGGCCCAGCCAAACGGTTATAAGCAAGCATTGCGTTATTGACCGCTACCGCTGTTTCTGCAGTAGTAGCCAAACCACCCGTAACGTTAATAGTTACGTTACCTAACGGCCTGCCTTTATCTGTAGGCGCACCTATCGGCGCAAACGTCGGCATACTTGGACCTGTAAGGCCCGGCGTGCTGCTAATAGCGTCGCCAAAACCTGCGCTAATGCCTTTAACGTCAGCCAAATTTATACCCTTTTTACCTAGTTTGGCTTGCGCTATCGCCATAGCCGCTTCAACGCCTGCTAAGTATTGTTGCGCGTTAGAAACGCCTGCCGCGTAAAATTTGCTTGCCGACAAATTAGCGATACTTTCAGCTATTGCGTTAGTTTCGGCTACAAGTTTGTTAGCCCGCAAAACGTTTTCGCTAGACTGCAAAAGCTCTTTAGCAATAGCTGCGCCGCTATCTATGCCCGCGTCTATAACTTGCTGTAACGCTTCTTGGGATAAACCACTAGCTAACAGCTGTTCTACTAAACCCGCAAATTCTTTAGCTTTATCGGCCTGTTTTTGTAGCGCACTAAAAAACGTTAAACCTGCGTCTTCGCCGCCTTCTTCAAACGCTGCACCAAAATCTAAAGCACCTTTAATAACGTCGCTAACCGATTTATAAAAATCGTTAAAAGCGTCTTGCGCTTTTTTAAGACGGTCTTTAGCAGCGTCTAAAGCGTCGCCCATTTCTTTATTTAAAGCTTCTGAAGCTTCTTTAACGGCTTTAGTTACTTTAGTTACTGCACCTTTACCGTTTTTAGGGTCGTCGTCTGCTAGTCCAGTTAATTTAGGTACTACGCCGTCAACAGCTTTACCGAAACCTTCGTAAGCCTGGTTAGTTTCTACAATGGTTTTATTTTGATTAGCTAAAGCGCTTTGCGCGTTATTTACGTTAGTTAAAAGCTGGTCAAAAAAATTGTTACTATCTTCTTGAATTTTGCGCGTAAATTGTGCAACGCCTGCCGCCCCTACTACTTTAGTAAAATCGCCTAACGCGCCTTTTAAATCACCTTTAAAAAACTTAACGGCTGTAGAAACAGCTTTAAACGCTTCATAAGTAATTGCTGCAGTTCTAACTACTTCAAGTAACGCGTTTACAGCCTGTTTAGACCCTGCAATAACTGCCGGACCAAACCCGCCCATAACAGAAATAGCGTCGGTCAAACTCTTACTAACGCCCTTACCGCCCGTTAAACCACTAACAAAACGGTCTAACGCTGGCACTATGTAATCATTAGTAAACGCAACTATTTTTTGAAACGCTGGCAATAATGCTTCGCCTATTTTTATCTTGACGTTTTCAATTTGTGCGCTTAAAATTCTTTGCTGATTAGCTAAACCGTCTGACGTTCTAGCAAAGTCGCCTTGCGCGTCGCCTGTTTGTTCGTAAATAACTTTCTGCGCAGCCAAGATTTTTTGTTGCGCTGTTAACGCACCGCTACCGCTATATATGCCCAATTCCATAGCAGCGCTTTTAAGTGTTGCGTCGTTAAGCAATACGCCAAATTTGCGTAACGGTTCGGCTTCGCCGCGAAGCGCTGAACCAATAGCGTTAATGGCTTCGTCTGGGGTTGTGTTATTGAACGACGCTAAATCTGCTGACAATGTAATAAAATCAGTTGTAAACGTCGCTAGCTCTTCGCCCGCTATGCCAGCTGCTTTACCAAATGTGCCGAATGTACCGGCAGCCGCTAAAACTTGGTTTTGACTTTGCCCAATATCCCTAGCAGCGGTTTTACTAAAATCTGTAATAGCTTTGCCAGCTTGACCAAAAATTACGCCAATTTTGCTAGTGTTTTCTTGTAAGTCGCTAGCTGCTTGAATAGCTGGGTAAAGGCCTTTAGTAAACGCTAAAACTGAACCAGTAACAGCAATAAGGCCAGGCACTACCGACGCTTTCAAAATGCTGCCAACTTTGCCAGCTGAACCGCTTAAACCGCCTAACGCTTTTTCTGCAGCGTTTAAACCCTTAGGGTCAAACGTGCTAACTATCGGAATGTTAATTGCCATAACGGGCCTTTAAATTTTTGTTCAATACTTTTGTTACTTCGTCAATAATTTCAACTACCGCAAACTCTACGGTTTTACGATGTTCCTCTACTGCAGGGTCTATAGCGCGCGGCTGGTTGCCTACTTCTACATTTAAATTGTTAACAAAATTAGTATTTTTTGTTTTAATGCCAGCGTGGTCATAGATAGCGCCTGCTGCGTCTGTTTGCTGGGCTACCATAAGTTGATAAGGCCTAGCGCCAAAATTAACGCTATGGCTTTCGCGTGGGTTAGTTTCGGCGTCAAATTTATCCTTAAATTGGACTGTGCCCCCCCTGCTAGCGCGCCTACCTACTTTAATTTTTATGCCAGCTTTAGCGGTTTTGTTATCCCAATACACTTCGCGACCTTTAATAAGTTTGCCGCGCACCATACCTGATAACGGCGCGCCGTTATTTTTGCTGTTATCAAACGTTTTAATTAAATTGCGGGCTGTATTGACTATTTCTGTACCAGAACCTTTAATGCGTTTAGTTACTTCACGCCTGTAAACCTTGTCAAATTTGTTTAACTCGGCAAGCGTTTTTTGTACGTCAGAAATTTGAAGTGTCAACGGACTAGACATAAGTTTTATTTCTTTTGTTTAAAATTTCTATAACTGCGTAAACGTCGCCTAATTCATACGGCACATTATTAGGCCAATAGCCAGTAGCTACTAGTATTTCGGCCATTACATACCTTAAGCTTCCGGGTCTGCTTTTGGGTCGTGCTGTTCAATTACTTCAATGTTTTTTAAACTGCCGATAAATAAATCTAAGTTTGCTGGCACTGTAATTTTATTTAACCGGCTGGCTTCGTAACACATATACGCCAAATCTTCTACGCCTATACCTGCCGCCATATCTGACGCCTTGCGCTTATATTTTCTTTCCCAAGAAACCAAAGTCATTAAATTGGTTTGTACTTCGTATTCTGTGCCGTCATTAAATACGGCTTTAAGTGTTAATTGCATTACTTGCCTTTCTCGGTACGGCGTTTATTAAACGCGGTTTGTTTTGTTTTAGTTCTCAGCGGCCAAGGCCGCGACATTACGCGACGGCTTTAGCTAATGTGCCGCCTGTAAACGTAAGCGTAATAGTGCTTAGTTCACCTAGCGTAGCGTTAATAGGCGTATGGCTTTCAAGGTAAGCACCTGTAAGCGTGTATTTAGGTTCTGTAGCGCTAGGCGTTACAAGTCCTGCAGCTGTAGGCGAAACTGTAATAGTTGTTTGAATACCTACAAGGCCATAAATAGTCGCTTCTGTTTCTGAAGCTGCGTAACTTTGATAAAGCGTTACTTCAAAAGTATTATTTTGCAACGAAGTTACAGACGAACCGCCAAACTTGCGGGCTGTATCGCCAAAACTCGTGGTTTCTAAACTTTCGTAGACAAACGACAAAACCGCGCTAGTCGCCTGGTCCGTGAGATTCACGCTGTTAATAGTTAGCGCTGGGTTTGAAAGATAAACGGTAGTTGCCATAATGGGTTAGTCCTTGTCTGTTTCTGTATCTTTAGTTTTAGCAGATTTCTTAGGCGTATATGTGGATATATGCCCGCTATCTATAAGCACTTCAATATTTATACCGGCTGCTTCTAAATCGTTGCCGTCTAAAATGTCGCCGCGTTTACAATTAGCGAACCTATCACTAGTAACTATGTATTGTGCCATATTGTGCCTTTACTGGGTTTGTGCTTGCATTGTTATAGTCAAATCATAGGCGGGATACGCTACGCCGCCTACTAATGCTTCTGTAGGCCTGCCGTCTGTTACGCCTACGTTTGCGCCTAAGACTTTGCTGGCAAGGTTTAATAGGCTGCGTTGCGCGTCTAGGTTGCCTGGTCCTAACGTTATTACGCGTACTGGAAACGCCATTTTTACTATGTTTGCGTTAAACGCTTCAAAGCTGGGCGCGTCTATAAAAGCGCAGGGCGGCGTTAAGTTGCGCGGGTCGTTTACTACCTGTAAACCTGTTACGCCTTCAAGTGTTGTAGTTAAATTTGTTAGCGCAGTATTAAACAGGTCGGTAAAGTTTTGGGGCATTACGCAACCGCTGGCCTATCCACGCCTAACAGCTGTTTAATCATTGGTGAAAGGCCCATAGTGCCGCCTGTACCTAAACCGTCAAAAGTAGCAAAATCTGTTACGCCGCCGCGTTGACGATAAAGCGCGCCGCCATACATAATCGTTCCCAGACTTACCGAACCGTTTGGCACGGTAGTAAGGCTTTCGTTTCTGTAACCTGCTTCTAATCTGCGACGATACGCAAAACTATTAGCAGCCAAAGCGCAAGTAGTTAAAAATGCTGTATCCGCTGCAGTAGCTGTACCGATACCTAGCCAGTCTTCTATCTGTTGCGCTGTTATCCAGGTGCATACGGGCGTTGTTGTTAGTGTGCCGGTTGCGGCCACTATGTTTACGTTGTCAGCTGTTTTAGCGTATAAAACTTGGTTAGCTATTGGTGCTTCAATGTCGTAAACAAAAAAGCCTTGGTCATCTACGCCCGTAAAATAG